GGGGTCGCGGGGGAGAAGCAGCAGCGCCGGGGGCTGGGAGAAGAACTCGTACCCCCTCGGCCGCCTCTTCTCCGCCAGCTCGTACCACCAGCTGTCCGTGTCGGGCGGATTGGTGTCGAGGATGACCCCGCTCCACGTCGCCCCGCCGTCGTCGGTCCAATCGAGAACGGCCTGCGGGTCGGAGCCTTGGCCGGCGACCAGACCCACACCGGCCTCGATGTCGAGGAAAAACTCGTCGACGATGAAGCGGTGGCCGCCGTTCCACACCGGCGCCCCGACGGCGCGGGCCCGGAGTACTGCCCCGTTTTCGTCGTAGGTGTCGAGGTCCAGTTCGTAGAGGTTGCCGTTGGCGTAGTCACCGACGATGTTCTTGCGCCACCGGGCACACCACTCGTGACCCGCGACGCGCCAGCGGCCGATGCCGTCAGAGCGTCGTCGGTGCCAGAGCCCTGTGCTGATGTCATAGACGATCGAGGCGCCGGAGAACGTCAGGCAGTAGAACGTGTGGCCACCCTGCTGGTAGCAAAAGCCCTGGGCGGTCTGCGGACTGGTCTGGTCCGCGATCAGGCCGACAACGGGCGGCGTCGAGATCGGCTCAGGCTGATAGCCGGACATCCGGTAGACCATGAGGTCGTCGCCGAGCCAGTAGACGGCGTTCTGCGCCTTGGCGACCGATGCGGCCGAGGCGCACCCGCGCTCCACGACCTGGGTGCGCGCGAAGGGGAACGCCGATGCCCCGCTGTTGTAGTACGCTTCGACGCTCGACTCGCCGAAGGCCAGGAGCTCGCGGTGGTCGCTGATGATGCCGACGATGTTGTCGGGGAGGGTGTCGGACGACGTGAAGTCCAGGGCGTCGATCGTGGTGGCGTCGTCGATGGCCGAGATCAACCACTGCTCGGTGCCACGCACGGCCCCGATCAGATACCCGTCTTGGTAGGTGACATCGGTGAACCCGAAGCCGTTGGCGATTTCCAGGATCTCGCCGGAGCGCGCCGCATAGAGCTTGCCGCCGGTCGCGATCCAAACGTGCGTCCCGTTGTCGGCCATCTGCACTTCGCCCGTGCCCTCGACGTTGCCGATCGTCTCGAGGTCGCGATCCAAACGTGCGTCCCGTTGTCGGCCATCTGCACTTCGCCCGTGCCCTCGACGTTGCCGATCGTCTCGACGACCCCCGCCGAGCTCACGCGGTACGCCGTGTCCCCGCTCACCACGAACAGGTACGAGCCCATCACGTGGACACCGCGGCACGGGCCGCTGCCGGCCGCAGCGAACAGCTTGAGGCCTGGGGTTCCCAGGAGGATGTAGGGGGTCTTGGCGCCCTCCGGTGACTTCTCCAGGTAGAGGTTCTCCACCACCTCACGCGACAGCGGGCCCGAGCGGTGCTCGGCGAACTGCGTGCCGAACTGGATCGGCACAAGGCGGTGGTCACTCATCAGAAGTCCACGATCCTCTTCGGCGCCATGTGGCGGTCGCCGGCCGCGGCCTCCTGGAGCTGGGCCCAGCCCGACGCGGCCTCCATCTTCAGCGCCGCGAGCCGGTCCCCGGAGAACCCGAAGGCGACAGCCACCTCGCCTGCCAGGTGCTTGGCGAGGGGCTGCTGGGCTTCCTCGGAGATCGTGGCCGACGCCCACGGCGCGAGCCCCAGGCGCCGGAGCCTGGGGTAGGCCGACACGTAGGCTGCGGCCACCAGGGCCGTGTCCTCGGCAGACGCCGTTTGGCCGGCGCCCACGACACCGAGGGCCCGGAGAGTGCCGTCAGCGAGCTGGGCTGCCGTCCAGGTGGCCACGGCTACTTCTCCGGCTTGTCAGCCTTCTTGGGTTTGTCCTCGACCCTGGAGAAGACGCCGGCCTGGATCAGACCGTCGAGCTTCGCGAAGTGCTCCGGCGCCAGCCGCGTGGTTTTGCCGTCGTCGTCCTTCAGCGCCGCCTCGTCCTGCGGCTCGCCCTTGACCCAGGTGACGCCGAAGAGGCTCTTGTACCTGTCGAGCTTCTTGGCCTTCTCCCGGATCTCGGCCTTGCGGTCGGCCAGGAACTTGGCGATCTTGTCCTCTTTCCACTTGAGTTGCGGGCCCTTGTCGCGCCCATCGTCGATGATGAAGTCCTTGGTCTTCGGCAGACCGATCCCGGCGTCCATCGACGCGATCCACTTCGACATCTCTTCCCTGCTCATCCCGTTGTAGACGTAAGC